CGTAAGTTACCGATACTGGTGCGCTTAATACCGCAACTGGGGTGTAATCCTGCTCTAGGGCAAACGTTATGGATGGGACCATAGTAAGCGTCCCTACATTTGTATTCCCTAGCGAAGCCCCAAACGTTGCCGAGGGGTTTAGTGAGATTGCCCCAAAGTCTGTGAAGCCTGAATTAACTGCATAAGTTGCAGCACCTACCGCATCTAATGCCCCCGCTTTAGTATCGTCTGCCGTTATTGCAAAGGTAGCAGATGATGCTAGATTTGCAGTTGCGCCGTTAGTATAACCAGTATCAACGGCAAATGAAGACGAGTTAGCCTTAGCGGGGCTGTTCCAGTTTATCCCTATAGTAGACCATGTTATAGGAGATATAGCGTTTGACCAAGGTATGGGGGCTGTCAATAGTAGCCACTCGTATTCATCACTCTAAGGGCGGAGCCTGAGTGACGATCCTTGTTGTCCTGATCCTGAAGGTCAGTAATAGCCTGTTTAAATGCTGTGGCCCATAACTGTACTCTGGGGTCATTCATAATGAATGGTTCAGCCTCTAATAGACAACCATATAAATAGATATCAGGGGCATTGGTAATCATCCAGTTAGTTGCAGCCACAGAAGTGAGAGCGTCAAACTTCTTATAGAATAACATTTCTATAGTCTGTACGCTTCCCGGGATTGGCCCTAACTGAATCTCATCTGCTATGATAGTGTACATCTGCGGAGTTCCAGACCCCGTGCTGCCATATAACCTGTCGTATATCTCAGGTGTAACGTACTGCATAGGAACTATAGGAGATGTATTTATCTGTAAGTTACGCATCTGAATAAAGCCAGTAGGCAACGCTAGATTTCTCTGCGCCGCCACTGTAGATGCGGTCTGCTTATTCTCCATCGCCCTGATACGCAAGAGTCTATTGAATCTTGCCTCACACAGGGCGATAAACTCTGGTATTCTATCTGTTAGATCATCTCTGTCTAACCAATTAGCAACAGCGGTATTTAGTTCGCTGTAGGTACTAATAGCCATTATACGTTACGAGATGCGAAGAATACGTTTTGGTTTAGAATCTTATAGTTTCTTTGTGTGCGTCCTGCAACGCCGTATGCGTATAACCACATAATTAAATCCTCGTTGGTGTAGTTCTAAAATACTTGTTATCAGGGTCGTTTAGATACTTCTTCATAAGATTAGAGTCTTTCTCTATCGCCCCGTTTGTTTCTTTCATCCATTGCGCCCATACATTCGTTGGGATAGACGCTACTCTTACCCCATCTCCTGCTTTACCAAAGGTTCCTTTATCACCATAGTTGTTATAAGCCGTCTTATTCTCTTCCAGAATCGGCCCAACATCCTGATGGGTATTGATAGTAAATTCAGTTTCATCCGCATTAGGGTGAAACGTAGTTACTGGGGTTGGATTATTTTTCATTGTAAATAATACCTTGGGTCATTACCTTCTGCTATTCTGTTAACCCGTTCCTTTAAAGAAGGTGGCTTTTTTTTGTTAGACTTTTTAGGCTCTTCCTTCTCTAAGCCCTTTATAGCCTTTTTTAAATCTTTCTTGGAAACCATACTTGCTCCTTTAAGGATAAAGCCCCCCGAAGGGGGCTAAACCTGTTCTTACTTCGCGCTCTTGATCTGACCGTTGCCAAGACCATTCTTCGCTCGTAAACCATACTCAGCAATCAAAAGTTGCTTCACACTGTCACCAGATTTGGCGAGAGTTTCAGTACGGAAAGGACGTAGATAGTCAACAGACCACAGATCGTAATCAATGAAATCGCACTGCCCTGACGGCATAAAGCGATTAGGTACAACCTTGAACGTACCAAAGTCAGTAACCAGAACATCTACTGAATTCACAGCAGTGATCGAGTCTTTGCCCTTGATATCTCCACGGGGGGTTGCAACAACGCCACCACCAACAGAACTAGAACTAATAGTTCCTTTAATGGTGCCAGTACACATCATTATGTCAGGTGTACCGCCCAAGTCCCAGATACGGGAAACGCATTCGTTTACCATAGCAAGGGTCATGGTCGTGCTTGCTCCACCAGAACCAGCACTTGTCGTGCCATCTGGATAGGTTGAACTACCACTGTTAGCAAGACCCGCGCCAGTAGATGCGGCTATGACTGGAGATGTTGAAGTGCTGCTAGTACCAATCCAAGTACAGAAAGATGCACTCTCTCTGGCAGTACCAGAAGAACCCGCAACCTTAGCCGTACCGTCAAGCAACATAGTTTCCATATCACGCTTCATCTCTTTTGCGCGTTTAGCCAACTGGTAAGCCTGACTTGATTTCCTTCCTGCGAAATCTACCGCTTCAGCCGTGCCACTGGTTTGCACCTGCGTGGCTGATATTTGAGTATAATTGCTCAAACGCCTCGGCTCTGTTGCGGCAGTATTGGAATAGTCGTTGCCTTCTATCTGCCTATTAGCAGAGGTTGACGATAACTCGTCTGTCTGCCATTCAAAGGTCGTGTTGTCACATGAACCCTTACCTACACCGTTTAGAAACGGCGTATCCATAGGGCTTAAATTGTATATAATATTACTTAGGTCTTCTCTAATGCCGATAGCACTAAAGGTTTCCCTAGTATTCGTTGGAACGCCCATAGCGTTTTCCTCCTTTAGTTAAATGTCTACAAAATCCTCAAACAGACTAACTGAGTCATCAACATGACCTGTCTGTTGGAGACGCTTCATCTGTGCAGTACGTTTTGATTTTTTATCTTCATCTTTCTTTTTGCCTGTACCAGAAGAAACCATTTTAGGCTTTCTTTTAGTTTTCTTTGCCTTAGTAGACTGTTGGGCTTTCTGCATTTCTTGAAATGCTTTAGCCTGCATTAAGATAAGTAAAGAACGATGGTCAACAAGTTGTTTTAACTCTAGTTCGGTAAAGCCTTGTGACAACCCAAACTCAGTTAAGTCTTGGCCTACCTTTTGCCTGAATTCAGGATTTCTCCATTCAGGTATAATGGCTTCCAACTTCTCTCGCTCTTGGATTGCTACTTGCCCTAAAGCCTGCCGTTGCTCATGTTGCGCTTGTTCTTGCGCTTGCTCAATACGGCGTTGCTCCTGTGCCATAGAAGATTCAAGGTCAGATTTCTCCGCTTTTAGGGTTAGATACTCTTCCCTATCTTCTAATTTGAGTCGATCCCAATCTGTATTGTGATCTAATTCTTGCAACCTGCCGTATTGCTGCTGTACAGCGGCTGATGCGGCATCAATGTACTGCTGTCGGAATTGCTGAGTCTGATATACTTCATGCTGGGCCTGTTGCATTACGGCTTCAGCCTGCTTGCGTTGTTCTGCAATTTCCTGAGTTTTCCTTGTATAGTCAGACTGTCGGGAATACCCTTTAACGAGTTCGTCAAGGCTTACCTCAACATCTTCTCCGTCAACTCTGACGGTATAGATATCAGGTTCCTCTTCTTCCTCGTCTTCGTCTGGCTCTTCTTCGGATTCTTCTTCAGATTTGTCTTCTGACTCATCTTCTTCTTCTTCCTCAGAAACCTCTTCAGATGATTCGTCTTGAGTTTCCTCAGTAGACTCCTCAACTTCTTCAGGTGCGGCTTCCTCTGTTTCTGGAGTTTCCTTTTCAGGTTCCAGTAAACCAAGTATTGCCTCTTGCGCTTCTAACATACTACCCTCAAGCGCGGGGGTCGGCTGGGTAGCCGAATGCGGGGCTTGTTGCGTATCCGCCATTTTAAATTCTCCTTATATGTGATATTCTTGAATCTTCTTCGCCATCTCTCCAGTTTCAACAATACTGGTTAGATGAAGGCGTATCCGCTCCAAGAGTCTGAGGGAAAGCCAGCATTGTTCTCTGGCTTCAATATCATCAACACCTGTATGAGTCCAAGTGTCTGTTAAATCTTTCTCTAAAGTATCTAGCGCTTCTACGAATAATTCGTCTTGGAGGAGGTTTCTTGCCCTTCTCTCCCGTAAGTCATCGCTCATGTTGCTCCTATTGCTACAGCACGTTTCTGTTCGCGTTCAAGTTCCAGTTCAGCGACTTTAAGTTGTGCGTCAACCGCATCTTTCTTCGCCTCTTGTTGAATCTTCTGCATCTTTACCTGTACATCAGCAGCCTTTATCTCAAGTTCTTTCTGCTTTAACTGAACTTCCATTTGAGCAAGTTGCTCTTCTGGGTCAGGCTGTTGAGGTTGTGGAGGTGTAGGTTGAGTTAAATAGTCATTAACGTTTTGATAACCCATTGCTTTTACTAAAGCGGCTCCAAGGTTATACATATTCTGTTCGGTGACTATTGAAAGACCACCTTTCATAGCCTCTCCCGCGAATGAAAGCATGCGAGACAGATGCATCATCTGTTGGTCCTTTGAACCATTGCCCAAAGCAACAGACACAGTGCAATCCATCTTGTCATTCCACATATCGGGACGTACAGGAACCCATTCGTTCCTTAGCATTACAACTCGTTCTTTGTCTTGGTTCTTTAATAGAAGTTCATAAATACAACGCATTAACTCTTTAACGCCTGTCTCTGCAAACTGTCTAGCGATCAATTCAACTCTTGACTGAGCGTTTGTCATAACAGCGTTAACAGCAGTAGCGGTTGTATGGGATGTCAAAGCATCCGCATTTATTCCTTGTGTGTTCTTATTCACCCCCGTTCTTGATTCTCTTACCTCATCAAGATAACCAAGCATCTGAAATGAATATGGCTCTAACGGTGGAGTAGCCAACGGCATAATAGCGTTGGGGGATTTAACTCTAACTACACCGCCCGGTCTTTGCGTTAGCAAATCATCTAAGTTCGCCTGACCTTCAAGAACTGCGTACCTACCAAAGTTCTGGTTATAGGCGTTGTCCATGAGATTTCGCATCAACGTACTCTTGATGAGTTGCAGGTCCATTACAAGGTCAGCAACTGACAAGCCAAAGAACTTATGCGGAATCTTTAGTGGGGTTATAGAGACAAAGGGAACCTTGTCAACTTCCTCATTAGAAAATACATAATCACCAACGCTGCAAACCTTTCTTAATTCAGCAATGCCGTCATCATCGTAGTCTGTTCTTAGGAATGATTCGTGTAACCAATATTCTCTTAGGGCTTCCTCATGCTCGGACCCCATATTGTATCCAATATCTGAAGAGTTATCAAAACTAAATCGGGCAATACGTTCTGAGTTAAACATCTCCTCATTGTATCCACCACCCAAATCTTCTGGCCCAAAATCCTCATCAGGGTACATGAGTTTCAATTCTGAAAGATTCTTTTTAACCCGATGACATACGAACCTAGCCTCTTGTATTTTCTTGGACTCTCTTGAAATTAAGAATTCATCAGGCGGTACATTCTCTATCCTTATCCTTCCATTGGCATTAGATCGTTTAATAACAACGTTATGATATGTTGTGTCTTCATAAACCTCTTCCTCTTCAACAACTTCAACACCTTTATTGGATATAAGGAGTTCGTACTCCATGTCCGTAAGGTTATGATATTCCTCTCTTTGTTCCTCTTCGTACTCATCCCACCATACTTTTACGATACCATTCTTCTGTAGGAGAGCGTCATGGAACCAGGAATAGAGGATTTCCCAGCCGGGATTATCTTTAGTAAAGACGTAGTTAACATAGTCAGTAGCCTGCGCTGCCGCAGCAACGTCTTCCGGGCCATGAGGGGAGAACTTTACCATCTCATCACCAGAAGCGAACACTCTCATAAGAGAAGGCTTAATCCATTCAATAGTATCTTGAACCGTAGAATCAACGTATTGGCTGCGACCTTCTACTTCATTACCGAACGGTAAAGCATAATAATAATCAATAGCCTTTTCGCGCTGCTTTGATATTTCGCCATCATATCCAAGAGAATCTGCAACTTCTTCTTGAATTCTTGATATTAGTTTTCGTTCTTTATCAGACAATTCCGTAATTCCTATATGTTATTTCGTTAGTCCATTCAGGGTCGTCGCCAGCAATAGCGAAACGTTGTGATTGAAAAGCGTATCGTGTAGCACTCATAAGATCATCCCGAATAGGAACCACCTTGTTATCTTTTCGATGATACATTCTAAATTCTTCAAACCAGTCCTGCAAGAAAGAGAATACTTTAAACCTCTTGCCTTCCATGCTTTGAATCATAGCCATTATACCTTCCTCTATAGAGTTTGACCCTTTATTCTCCCCTAATGCGGGAGGGTTGGTAAAGTGTTCCAGAAGGAAGTTACAACCTAGTTGTCTATACTGGTCAGCCAAACCCGGATTCCCCATGCTATCCCTGCGATTTCCGTCATGCGGGTAGGCAATGGGGATAAAGCGCGGCCTTTGCTTAATAACTTCGGCGTGAACAGCCGGGCTTGCCTTGGATGCTCTATAACAATCATAAACGTAGAATGTTTCTGTTTCATTATCTACTGCACACCATACTACAGCAGTAGGATGATCCCAACCGAAGTCAACAGCCGCTATTCTGGGCCAATGTTTCTCTATCGGTATAGGGTCAATCATTATTTCTTCTTCAGGGACTGGGAATATAAGACCAGAACCGATACTTGGTCTACCATATCTCCTCATTTCCCTTTCGTGAGGGGAATATGCAGAGAGAATCTGTGCCATAACAGACTCTGAAAGATGCCCTTTCTCACCGTGTATGGACATTATCTTCTCTGAGGCATCATCCCATGTCGCGTTAGTTAGGGATTGTCCAGGCTGGATACGGTTTATAAAGGACGCAACAGTCTCAGTCATTCCCGCTTCCGGGGTAAAGGTCATATAGACCATGCCTCCGCGATCTAAGGTGCGAGTGACGGCCTGGCTGTATATATCCCTGCTTGGCTCCTCATCTAGCCAGATACAATCGACTGAGCGACCTTGCCATTTCTCTACACCCATCTCAAAGGACTTAAAAAATAAAGAAGAGTTCCCGCCTGAAACGTGGCGGACGAGAGCCACGGACTTCGCATTAGGTACACCGGGCTTACGCTCCGTCTTTATTATATTCTTTTTTGGGATCGAACCGGAGCCGAATGCATCGGGGTCATCGGGGGAACCCAATAATTCTGCTTGTACAATATCTCTAGTTGTTTCATTCGATACACCACCTGCCCATGCAGTAATAGGTCGTTCGTATCTTTTTCCATCCCACCATTTTGGATATAATCCGGTAAGATGATAGGAAATCTCTGATGCTCCAGAATAAGATTTTCCTATTCTGTTGGCAGCCATTAACAGGCGTTGAGAGTTTTCTTTGCCTGTATCGTGAAACTTCTTCTGGTAAGGGTAAGGATCGTACTGATCTATCCTATTGAACCGTTCTCTCTTTCTTTGTTCTCTTAGAAGTTCAAGGTGTCTAGTGTCTTGTGAGGGCATCTAGTTCTCTCTTGATTTCCTCATCTGACATTTGTTCCACAGTGGTAGTTTCAATCCTCTCGACAGGTTTAAGACCAGCCCTGTCAAGCAAATCCTTGACTGCTCCCAACCGAACAGATTCACTCTCTGCGCTTTGGGCAAGTTCAGTGAGCCAGTTAAGTCCTTCTGGAATCTTGTCTGCCAGTACCTTTTGAGTTGCTTCAAGAATTTCATTTCTAAATTGTGCCTTTAGTTGTGCGCCCTTAATCTTTGCCGTTCTCTCTGAGTAACCCGCAGCGACAGCAGACCTAGTAGCATTACCTGTTAGGACGTAAGTTTCTATAAATTGATCTTGCTTGTCGGTCATAATACCCCCTCAGAGGCTCTGTAATGCCCTGTACGGGGCGTTCGCATAGTACCCCTTATGGGGGTAGTGGGTCAGGCTACTTGCCTGCAAAGAAGTTCCCTTCTTAAGGTCTCATAAGTAAGGGTCTACAATATTAGTGAATGTTAATGTTTGATATATTACCCTCCAGTGAGTGGGGAGAATATATATATATATTATATTTATGCAAGGGGGTCCCCCCGGGGGTCGGTTTATTGCACGGCATTTGTTGGCATCGGGGGTCGAGGACCTTCGATTAAGGTAACAGTTACTGGCGGGAGCCCCGGAGCAACGGTGGATCGGAGTCGGAGGTTCCAGCGTATGGAATACGCACAGCCATAGTCTATCGGAGTCGTGGGATGGGGAGCAAGATGCTGCGTGTGTGTGTGCAAGAGGGATATCTTCCCAAGGTGTTGAGTAAGGTTCTT